ATGTTTACCCAGTCATATATTTTAGAGTCTTTATTTCCTACTCTGCCTTCACCACCGTCGGTCAGATTTCGAAGAATGCCAGTGTTGTTATCTTTTCGACCGTACCAGCGAATATGCCATCGTTCTAAGGCAAATGCCCATAGTTCCGTTAGCCCCCAATGAGTAATCACTATTCTTGTGTGATCTGTTGGTAAATTTATATTATGATTTTTGTCCCATGCTCTTTTACCCTTACCTTTGCCTGAATAATATGGGGTTCCATCTTCTCTTAGGTAGAGATAATGATAAAAACCTTGTGGTGGATTTTTTCGGCTGAATCTTCTCTGACTCAGTTGTTTCTGAATAAATAACATGCTGATGCTCCTTCATAGCGTTAGAGTGGTTGGGGGAATTCTGGCTCCGTGAACCACACCTCTTATTTATCCAAAATATTTTAGTTTTGAAATTTAGGTATGATATAATATGAATATGATTCAAACATTCCACTCAGATATTGATATTGACTTAGCGAATCGTGATGCCCTATTGGGACTTATAGGTCATACTGCCGCGGCAATCGGTACTAATAGTAACGCTCGTAAACACGCTACCGGTGTATACATCACTGACATACCATATGATTCGGCAAGAAACTTCGCTAGTCTAGATTATGATGAGGCGGAGAAGCGAGGATATGTCAAACTAGACCTTCTAAATGTGAACCTATACAATGATATCAAGAGCGAAGAACACTTGATTGAAATGATGCAGGAGCCCGACTGGTCAATGTTATCAGATAGAAAAACGGTAGAACAGATCATCCACATCAACAAACACTATGATACAATGTGTAAGATGCCTGAGCCGGTGGATAGTATTCCTAGAATGGCAATGATGATCGCTGTGATCAGACCAGGTAAGCGACATTTGATTGGTAAGCCTTGGCGTGAAGTTGCCGAAACTATCTGGTTACCTAGTGAAGAGGGATTCGTATTTAAAAAGGCCCATGCCATAGCCTACGGTCATTTAGTGGTGGTATCTATGAATCTTCACGATGCCAAACTCAAGGCATCCGCCGAACAACAGTAATTGACCTTCGCTTGATTCGTTTCTTGGTAAGGTCATTGAGGGAAGTTGCTGGGCCGTGTAGTATTTCAATGCCCTTGTTTGTGAATGTTTTCAGATACGGTTTGAATACCGCCCAATCTTCTCGTAAAAACAGATGAATAGGTATCATTCTATTAGAATTCCACCACCATTCATCTGCTAATCTCAAAAATTCTCGTTTTAGTTCTTGATCTATGATACTGCCATAGTCATAGAATGTCGTTACCACATCATCTCTATTCTGAACAATGCCGACGAATTCCTGTCCACTATAAGAACAGACCGTTATAAATGGGTGAGTGGACGATAGTTTTTGGAAGAATTCATTAGACATCGCTTTATTTATCATCCGAAAAAAGATAAATAAGTAAAAGGAAAATGATGTGTCTGTACAAACCCAAGTGTATTTTTTTAATCAACGCCAAGAAGTTGTTCTACTGGAATCAGTCACATCGGTCGCCACTAGGAGGTATGAACAAGTGTATGCCAAAGAACTAACAGTAGTCAAGGGTGTTGATAATATAGTAGAATTCTCATTTATCAATCAGTTTCAGAAACCTGTCAATCTAACAGATAAGACCATCACGGCCAGAATTATTAGTGCTGACGGCAGGACTGTATTACTTCAAAAAACTCTATCTTCCATATATCCAATCACTGGACTAATGAAACTTGAAATATCAGACCTTGAGATTGATCCGATTGAGATACAGAAGGCTTTCTATACACTGTCCATAACTTCGGGTAGTTATGAATATCCAGCGTTTACCGACGCCTTAGGTGCCTCTAGAGGTACCATGAATATCGTCAATGGAGTGATGCCAGATTTTATGCCATCACTGATCATTACTGTGCCAACTCATCCTCCAGTTGTTGTCGGCACACCACAAACATACTCAAGTAGCGTTATCCCTACCCTGAATAAGAGTGTGTTCACCCTTCAGACTATCTTTGAATCATTCACTGGTTCATTCCAGATTGTAGGTAGTGTGACCAGTGACTTCAGTCTACCATATGACATTACCACCCCAGAATCCCTGATCGACTACACAGGCTCAATTGGTAGAACAATTGAAGGATATCACCCATATGTGAAATTGGTATTTGTCAACCAAGATGATATTGGTGATGTTACCGAAATCTTCTACCGCTAATCTTCCAAAAGCTATTGAATGTAACACATAATTATGATATAATCTAGATTATGAATCTAGATATACTCACGATTGTTCCAGGAAAGAAGCGAAATACCTCAGGCGGCTGGTATGCCTTCAATGCCGTCTGTTGTCATCACCGTGGTCATAAACCCGACAAGCGAATGAGAGCTGGCATAATTTTCAGTGATGCCGAAACATGGGCATATAGTTGTTTCAACTGTGGCTTCAAATGTGGTTCTAGTCCCGGTAAACAATTCAGTCGGAACACAAAATCCCTCCTAGAATGGAGCGGCATTGACAAAATTCAAATAGATCGGTGGAGTTTTCAGAATTTTAGTAATAAAAGTATATATGATATCTCTACAGATGGTAAGCCCGTAGTAATCACCTTCAATAAAAAAGAATTGCCAGAAGGCAGTATTCCACTAAACGCCGAAATTCCACTACATCAACAACATGTTGATTATCTGTGGACTCGTAAACTGGCTCCAGATAGTTATACCTATTATATCACGCCGGATGCCGAGCGAGAGCGAGATAGAAACAGAGTCATCATCCCGTACTATTACAATGGTGAACTAGTAGGATATACTAGTAGATATTACGACCGCGGTGGTCCTAAGTACATTTCTGAACAACAACGAGGGTATGTATTCAACTACGATGCCCAGCCAAGTAGGGCAAACGCCTGTATTCTAGTAGAAGGTCAATTTGATGCCATCAGTATCGGTGGTTGTGCCTATCTAGGAAGTAATATATCTGATGAACAAGCAAAACTAATAGGTAAATTGAATAGAGAAATCATAGTGGTACCGGATAGAGATAGTGCCGGTATGAGTATCTGTACCAGAGCCTTAGATTTGGGCTATCGTGTAAGTATTCCCGAGTGGAGTTCAGAAGTCAAAGATGTCAATGATGCCGTTGCCCGTTATGGACGACTACCTACCTTATTGAGTATCCTGGAAGCCTCGACTTCCAGCCGGATTATAGTTGAAATGAAAAGAAAGAAATTCGTAAATGAGTGATGAAATTCAGGAATATAGTAAAGAGATTCAAGAGTTATTCTTGAGGATGATGGTGTCGGACGCCAGTATATTTACTCGGGTCGGTAACATCTTGAACAGTGAGAATTTTGACAAGTCGCTTCGCCCTACTGTCAAGTTCATGATTGACTTTAGTAAAAAATACACGGCGATTCCGGATGTAAATCAGATAAGCGCCACCACTGGCTTAGCCATTGAAGTTATCCCATCACTCAGAGACAGTGATGTTGACTGGTTCATGGACTCGTTTGAGAAGTTCACCAAGCGGCAGGAACTTGAACGAGCCATCTTCAAAGCGGCAGAATACCTAGAGAAGGGTGATTTTGGTCCAGTTGAAAAATTGATCAAGGACGCTGTTCAGATCGGCCTACAAAAAGACCTAGGCACTGACTACTTTGCTGACCCAAGCGGGCGTTTGAAGAAGTACTTCGACAACGGTGGCCAAGTATCGACGGGCTGGCCACAATTAGACCGACTACTCTATGGTGGCTTCAGTCGTGGTGAATTGAACATCTTTGCCGGCGGATCAGGTAGTGGCAAGTCCTTGGTCATGATGAACATCGCCCTCAACTGGCTACAACAAGGCTTGAATGGTGTCTATGTTTCACTTGAATTGAGTGAAGAATTGACAGGACTCCGTACTGACGCCATGTTGATCAACTCCAGTACCAAAGACATTCGTAAAGACATTGATAACACTAGTCTGAAGGTCGCTATGATAGGTAAGAAGTCTGGTACTTATCAGATCAAGTCAATGCCAGCCCAGAGTAATGTCAATGATATCCGTAGTTTCTTAAAAGAGTATCAAATCAAAACAGGACACAGAGTAGATTTCATCATGGTAGACTACCTAGACTTGGTCATGCCAGTGTCGGTCAAAGTAAACCCAAACGACCAGTTCATTAAAGACAAGTATGTGTCAGAAGAATTACGAAATCTGGCGAAAGAACTAGGCATTCTGATGGTCACAGCCTCACAGTTGAACCGTAGTGCTGTCGAAGAAGTTGAATTTGATCACAGTCACATTGCCGGTGGTATCTCAAAGATCAACACTGCTGATAACGTGTTTGGCATCTTTACAAGCCGTGCCATGAAAGAGCGAGGCAAGTACCAGATTCAGTGTATGAAGAGTCGTAGTAGTACCGGTGTTGGTCAGAAGATTGACCTTGAGTACAATATGGAGACTATGAGAATCACTGACGAAGGTGGAGATGGTGAGAACGGTCAGACATCAAGTAGTAGCGTGACTAACAGTATCTTGAACAAAATCAAGACTGGCAGCGCCATCAAGGCTAGCACAGGCTACAACAACGAAACGATTGAAGAGGACACTGGTGAGGTTAGAAATGTCAAGGCTGATGTTCAGAGTAGTAAATTGGCGGCGATGCTTGGAAAAATGAAAACAGGAATGTAAATCTAAGACATTCTAAGATAAATACAATATGAAGAAACAAACAAAATCTTTGCTTGAAGAACTGGAAGCGATTAGCCGAACTCATGATACTAAGCACATCATTGAAAATAGGGCTACTAATCTGATTGCCAGCGCCATTCATTTAATGGAAGTTATTGAGCGTAATTTTACGCCGGAACAAAGTGCCATGTTAGAGAAGAAATTGTTGATCGCCATCAAAAGCAGAGACCAAAGTAAGTTCGTAAACAGTCTGAAAAGGTCATCAAACGATTGATAAAAACGAGTTTTTTTGAGAGAATGATAAATAAGAGTAGAGATATCATAAGGTTGATATTTCAAAACATAAATTAAAGGAAAATTATTATGGCACAAATTACACGTACAAACGGCGATGCCGGCGCGGTAGCAAACTATGACGTAAAACAATATGTAAACGGCGCTGCTGTTGGTGTTGGCGTTACTATCAACCCACATGGCCCAGCATTCGATTACATCGCTATTGACTTCGGCGCTGACTTGACTGATGTTGCTTTCCAAACTGGTGGGCCAATTGAAGCCGCTATCCGTAGTATCCAGCAACTAGCAACAGTAGCTACATATGAAGTTCAAGCTGTTCAGGGCACTCCTGTTCGTGGCAGTAAGTTCGCTCTATACCCAGTTGGAGTTGCTACTCCAGCATTCATCGCCGCTCTTCAAGCTGACATCCGTGCTCTAGGCACAGTCGCTACATACGACCTAAGCGGTGCTACAGTCGCTGTTACTACATTCGGCGCTTAATCAATAACTATAACTAGATAGTTAAAACTTAAAACCCTGATTATAAAATCAGGGTTTTTTTATGCCTGATAAATATCGTGTGAAAATCAAATGTACAACCTTCTTTGACGTTACCAGAACAGGCATCAATACTAGACGCCAAGAGTTCAATGTGGTTGATCCGAACTACAACTTGAAGAGAAGTCAACAATCTAATTTTGAAACCATACTACAAATTGTAGGTCTCAGAAGTCAACCGGAAGAAGTTACCTATCCTGAAAAGACGATGACACTATTGTCCAAAATGAAAATGGGCAATCGCTACGAATCAAAGATAAAAATTCCCGTATGGCACTTTACATTTGAAGTTTCACAGGACGATGTGTTCTCAGATGAATCGTCATCGTTAGGTAAACTAATTCAAGATTGTGATAGTGTGCCTATGATAACAGGGTTGACCGAGTGGAACAAGATGATTCAGAAATTAGATACCACTGCTGAATTTAGAAACATTTACTTTGAGGTAATAGATAATGAACCAGACGATCAATGAAGTATACAGTAAACTGGCAAGCGTAGTCAGAGAAACATACAGCCAATCAATAGTGTCATCTCTAGTAAAGACTGATCTAGGAATAGTGGCATTTAACCAATTCTTGATAATGAAAATAGATGATGGGTACAAGATTATTTCAAGACGGACATTCACTGAAGTTGAATTCACAAGCGTTAGGAACGCCCTTGCCTGGATTATATTTGAGTATAGTGGCAGATTCAAAGACAGTGAAAGAATACATCAACTTGATTCTAAGATATCCAGTTTGGACGTGGAGATCAATCTTCACAAGAGGTCAAAATTCAAAGCAGACTCCTCCAAATATGTTATCCTATTGAACAAGATACAAGACGAGACTTATAGAAAGCAAGAGCTAGTTGCTGAATTGGACAAGTACCTAGCGATAGTAAAAAGAATGGCCCCAACAATGCTGGAATTATCTTGAAATTTATTTCAACAAGATAAATACAATACAACGGCGTAACGCCCAAAAATAAGGAATCTTAACATGAAATTAAATGATATGAGTAACAGTAGAAAAGTCAACGCTAAGAAGGCTCTAAAAGAACACTTTGAAGTCAACTTGAACTTTAATAAACTAAAACTCAATGAGACAAAGACGATGCTAAAGAAGGTCCGTGGTCTAATTACTGAAACCCGTGCTAGCAAACAGTCCCATGTTCGTCACCAGAATCCAGCTTACATGAAGCTAGTAATGATGGAACAGGCCCTAACGGATCACTACGGCGATCTACGTGTTCAACAACAAATCATGTTGGAGAACGAAGAAGTTCAGAAATCACAAGTTATCTTGGCTGCTCAAGACATGATTGACTCAATTCAGAAAATGGTTGAGCAGATCAGTAAGATGAAGGTTGAAGAGCTACCAGCAGTTGTGACTGGCGTGAACAACGAAATCGGCACCAATGAAGGTCAACAGTTTGAACAATCGGTAACTGAAGCCCTAACAACACTAGAGGCAGCACTAACATCATCTAAAGG